GGGGCATCTTGTCTTGCGTTGTGATGGCCTGCAAGATCACTTGCCTTGAGTCCCAAGCAAAGTATCCGGCAAATGCCAGAAACGACAGCAAGATCACTGTGAAGAGCTTGAACGGGTTATCGACCCACTCGATCAGGCCAATGACCTTGCCCAAGGTTGAGTCGTCTTTTTTAGATTCTGGCTTTGGTGCAGCAGCTGGCGCGGCTAAAGTCACATTGACTTGACTGGCCGGTTGAGGCTTTGGCCTTGACCTTTTAACTGGTGCGACCTTGGCCGCTGCTCTTTTAACTGGTGCTTTTGTCATTTCATCGCCCAAATAATAATGAATGTGGACCAGACCACAAAGGCCGTGATGCAGGCCGCAGCAATGAGTGCCACGGCCCAATCTTTCACTTTAGGCTCGTAAAGATAATTCCGGCCATGCTGGTCAGCATGATGCCAGAGACCCCAAGCATGATGTTTTCTAGGCGTTTAATCCTGGCACACAGCATCTCATAACGCAGTGTGCAGACATCAATATGGGAGTTTAGTTGGGCTTGAGTCGGGTCCATTATGGTGACTCAGGCCATGTGATAGTCCAAGGGAATCCAGACTGGCTAGTCACATCACGCAAAGCCTGGCGATAAGTGGCCCAGGCTGCATCCAATGTTGTTGCAGTCTCAGCAGCCTTAATGACGCGCCAATCGCATTCGGCCAGCTTGGTGTCGCGTGTGGAGCGCACAGACTTGGCTTGGTCTGTATCTTTGGCAGCCTTATAAGCTGCTTCATTCTCAGCCGCTGTTTTAGCAGGGGTTTCGTCTGTGGCGGGTGTATCTGTAAAGACAGGGCCAAGCACATACTTTGTGTACCACTTACCATCTACTTGCTCGACACCAGAGGCTTGAGAGTATTGGTAAACAGTACCGCCAGTTGCTTGTGCGCCTTCAAAGACTACATCAGCACCCAAAGCTGTTAAGACTTCAGTTGTTGTTATGTCCCATGATGGGCCACCATTGGCTTTTGTGTATGCACGAAATTCACTTTCGTACATTACTGCGCCTGTTGATTGGATTCGTACTTGCATGATTTTTCCTTATGCGATAGCCAAGAAGATGAATGCGCCACCAGAAGCGTTGATGGCGGCTGGCGCAGTTGAACTAATCTCAAACCCTGCGCTGTATGTGTCAATGTAATCTGTGCTTGTAACCTCTGCAGCAGTTGAGTTTAATAAAAGATAGCTGTCATTACCAGACACAATACCTCGGGCTGTATCCCAAACATACCAATCACCAGTTGAATTAGTACGCTTGATAAGCACAAACCTTGCCCCTGCTGTAAAGCCACAATCAATTTGAAGTGTTGTTGCCGTGCCTGTGTATGAGCCTACTTTGGAGACGCCTGCACAAGTAGCAAATAGGTAGGCAACTTGTGTTCGCCCACTTCCGTTTACATCAGAGTCTGTCGCAACTGTGAAAACAGAAGCTGTTGGTGCTGTGTCGTTCCAGAAATCTGAATATGTGCCAGCAGCAGATGTTAAATCCAGACGCAAGTATTTTGTAGCACCAAGAGGAGCAGCATAAACTTCCCAGTTTGCAGCAGCACTACGAGAGCGAACAATCATTAACTCAGGCGCAACACCTAAGTTGTGATTGATAGTCCTTGCAACTCCTGTCCCTGTATAGCAAACAACATCAAAGAAGCTAGGCGCACGTTTAAACAAATAATTTATAAATGTGTTTGAACTTGCATTTGTAATTGTTGATGTTGTTCCAACCTTTACGCCATCCATTACATCCCAAGGGATGGCTTGCAGAATAGTTGTCCCTGCTGCAGTTTCTGATGTTGCTGCGTTGGATGATAAATAACCTGTGTTTGTTAGCCTAGATGACCAAAGCCAAACAGGAGTTGACTCTTTATTTTTAACAATTGCTAAGTCAGTCACACCAGCATTGCCTGTAACAGTAGCGTTTGCGCCAGTACCAGTTCTAGCGTTTAATCCAAACACACTAGTCCCACTTGTAGGCACTTTCATTGGGCCACGTCTAATCGCCACGTAAATATATGTGGAACTATTACTTATAGTTCCATTTACAGTAGTAAATCCAGTAGAGTTAATAGAAACTCCTGTGGCATTACCTTCTGCAATTGATGAACTAGGAATTAAATAACGTTCAGTGTTTGATGCAGTTAATCTTCGCATCGTATCAAACAGCCACCAATCTTCGGATATAGTGGAATTCTTTAGCAATAACCATTGAGGCTCAAAGCCTAAATTAACACTAGCAACTCCACTACCATCAGTCGTAAACGACCCGCACGAAATCACATTGTCTGTACCAGTCAGACCAAAGCCTCCTGCGTTGTGGGCAAATATGTATGCAACATACGTATTGGTATTAGCGTTTATGTCTTGATTATTACCAACTGTAAAAACCGTGCTAGTAGGCGCAACAGATATAACATTGTTACCAAACCAAGTTTCTTCTTGAGCAGTAGTAAAGGTGTCGCTTGTATTTAAAAAACCATGTCGTGTGTAGTCATATCTATGATAAACGGGCCAGCCTGTATTGCTTGCATTATTTAAACGCTTGACAATGATGCACCCCGGAACAGAACCAAGATTATGTGCAATGTTTTGTGTAGAACCATTCCCCGTATAAGTCACAATATCAAAGAACTTTGGTTGCTCTCGGAATGTCCATGAAACATAACTAACTCCACTTTCATTAGTTGAAGATGCTTCGTTAGTTAAATTAAAACCAGTTGTTTGAAAACTTAATCGTGTTGCTGTTGTGTTTCCAGCCGTGGTATTTGATATTAGTAATTGACTTGCACCACGAGCCGTATCGTAAAGATTATTATCAGAACTTCCAGATGGTGTAGTTCTTGACTTTAACCAAACTAATCCACCTTTTGTGGATAAATCAATTCCGTTGACAATTGATTGGCCTGACGCACCATTACCTGTGTAAAGGTATGTGCTAAACACATCCTCAATATACTGAGGAACAGCAGCCGCACCACCACCAAAGGCATCGTAACTAGCCGCACCAGAAGTTGCTTGTAATGGCATGGTTTAAGCCTTAAATTGTGTGTTGCTTGCCAAGACTGTGAAAGTCGCACTACCTGTTTTCAAAATTAGGTAGCGGTAACTGTCTATTCCACTAGCATTACCCGCAGTAGGCGCACCGCCTAACCAACGTGTCGTAACACCTGATGTAGTGCCATCCACTTGAACAGCAGAATTGTAGTAAGCAGTAGAGCCTTGAGTAACCAAGAAAGCCACAGTCATTGATTGACCTGTACTCATCAAAGTATTCAATGAAGTACCGCTAGAGCCTCTGAAGTTAACTGTCCAGTTAGCACTTGCGTTACTTGTGTAATACAGTACAGACTGAGTGGTAATGTCGTAAGCAATCGTTCCAGTAGCCGCAGTTGCTGATACTGTTGCCACCTCTGCTGCATCGTTTAGAACAATGGCAGTTTTGCTACTAGAGCCAGAAAATGTGTTTGTTCCTGTAAAGGTCTGATCTGCTGACAGTACAGCATCACCCGCAGCAGCTGCTGCAAAACCCAATGTCCCAGAGCCGTTTGTCTTCAAAACAAAATTAGCAGTGCTGTCAGCTGTGGGCAATGTGAATGCCGTGACAAAGCTCTGCAAGTTGGAGTCATAGGCCAGCACATCAGTGCCAATGGCCACGCCAAGCGCTGTCCTGGCTGCTGATGCAGTAGCGCCACCCGTGCCACCCTTTGTGACCTTCAGCACTGGGCCGGCATCAAATAATGCGTCAATGCTATCTAGGTCTGAATTGATCTTCGTTCCCCAAGTGTCGGTGGATGCACCGACTTCGGGTTTGGTCAGCAATAGATTCGTGGTGGTTGTATCAGCCATTTTTACTCCTGTTGGATTTGTGTCCAGGTTTCCGAATTATCCCCGATTGTGGTCCAAGTTTCACTGTTGTTTTCAATTGCAGACCAGGACTCTGAATTATCTGTTACTGGGGTCCAAGATTCGTCACTATCGGCAATTGCTGACCAGGATTCAGATGTGTCTGGGATTGCACCCCATCCAAACCCAAAAATTATGCCTATTGCACCAACTGCCTGGACTCCAGAAATTTCAATTGAAATCGTATTTAAAACAGAGCCAACAGAACCAGTGCCATTCACCCCAGATATTTCTTGAAATGAAATAACCTCTGCACCCATTGATTCAACAGAGCCTGTGGCCACATTGCCAGAAATTGTATTGCCTACTGAAACCCCAAATGAACCTACATTGGCAGCCGCTTCATTGCCGCTTATATTTGCAGTTTTACCATGGGTAACAGTTCCAGCAGAAAGGCTGGATGCAATTCCAGAAATTGCGTTTGATGTTGATTTTTCAACACTGCCAACAAAGCCAGTCGCAAAATTCCCAGATATCGCAACAGAAGTTGATCCGGTAACAGTTCCAACATTACCGGTTGCAACAGTCCCATCCTCTTGCATTGATCTGCTGGCCAGAACACTTCCAAGCGCTCCAGTGGCTGCATTGCCAGTTGTCGCAGTTGATCTTGTCAATTCAACAGAGCCGACCGCCCCAGTGGCAGAATTGCCAGTTAAATTTCTTTGTAGATTCTCTTCAACAGAACCAACAGCAGATGTCGCAGCATTGCCTGTAACTGCTTTTGATGCTGATGGATTAACTGTTCCAGCTGATGCGGTTGCTGATATACCAGTTAATTGTGCAGACCTAGAAAAACTTACTGATCCAACAGCACCAGATGCTGCATTTCCTGTAATTGATACAGTAATTCTTGGGCCAGTAGAGCCAACATTGCCGGTGGCCGTGTTGCCAGTTAATGCATAGTTTGGGACACCATAAGCGCCTCGCCCGTATGGGCCAGCGCCATATGTACCCTTTGCAATTGGGTATACGCCACTGCCATAGAGGCCAGAGCCATAGGCAGGCATGACCTACCTCTTAGGCCAGGCGAATCAAACCAGTGCTTGCATCATTTGTAGGCATTGTCAGCGTAAATGTTCCAGCAGTCACTGTCTGACTGCCAAATGTGTGAACGCTGACAGCCTTATTTGATTGCGTGCTGTTGTAAATCAAAACAGCATCAAAAGCAGTGGACAAAGTAACTGAAGTGTAAGTAATGCTTGCACTTGGTGTCACAAATGCAGTTGTTCCACTGGTACTTGGTGCAGTGCCAAATGTCACAGTCACCCCACCAGCCGTGTACCCAGTTCCAGACACTTCATTGGTCGCGGAATATGCTGTTGTCGATGCATTAACTGTGGCAGAGGCTAAATACAAAGCAGCCTTAAAAGTGTCAGCAGTAGTGGCTGCGCGAATTACGCCAGTTCCAAAATTGTGATGACCAACTAATAGCTCGCCCTTGAAGCTGGTACACATTGCTTGAGTATTTGCCATAATTTTCCCTTAAAGTGATTGGCTAATGCCTTCAGCCACAACGCTGCGCTTTAGAACCATGTTTACAGAACGATGAACCAACTCATTGTCGTGCCAATACTCAACCCACTGAGTAGTCTCATTTTCATTGTCAATTATCCCTTCTTTTTTCTCAAGCAGGGAGTCATCCATTTCACCTTTTGTCGTAAAAATCAACATTGAATTTCCTTATCCAAAAGTCTTTGCACGGGTCAGTAATGCACCACCAGAAGATGCACCGCGATCATCGGCAGTTTGTAAATCATTCAAGGCTCGCTCATAGAGTGTTGCCCATGTCTGGATTCTCGCATCATCTTGCAAGTATGGTGCAGCCTGGAGCAATGCGCCATAAAGATAAATGTCGGGGCTTGAGGCTAAAAGCCAATTGCTGGCCACACTGCTTGATAACTTTGTCAACTTCGCGTAGTAGGTCAGCTCGGTCGTGTAATTGCTGTCTGGCGTTGGAACAATCCGAAACTGGCCACCGACCACACCAAAGAATTTGGGTTTGCCACTGGCCGTGTACTTGGTCATCTCATTGTCCAAGGCATCAATGCTTAAAAACTGCAATGGTGTCTCAGGGTTTGTGCTTGTGAGCTTCAGAGACTTGGTCTCTAAGAAATCACTTGGCACAGCGCCATATTGCGCATCAAAAGACGCATTGGCCCTGACAATCATCTGCCTGGTGCGCAGCGTTCTTTCAATTTGTGCCTCGGCCAGAGAGATAAAGTCAGGGATGGCTGTCGTCAGGTCCGACCGATTAAGCCAGTCACCAATGGATGTCTTCAGCTCTGTATAGGTTGTCAGTGCCATTATTGGGCCTCTTTTTCCATCTCTTCTTTCACAATCCAAGTGTGTTCATGGCGAAATTCAAACGTGCCAATGTGGCCAATTTCCTTTGAAACGTCATGGTCGATGTAGACCTTGTAACCTAGCTCTTGAGCTTTCTTACAAAAGAACACATCTTCTCCCATGTAGCCCCGTGTGGTCTGCCATGGCATATCAAACCATGGCTCACTCATGCCCTCAAACACCTCGCGCTTGATCAGCATTATGCCAGTGCCAATGCTTCCCACCTCTTCTAATCCAGTGGATTCTGGCATGGTGTAGACCGCCTGGCGCTTGCCATTTTCGTCATAGTTCTGGGCAGTTGGGCCAGTGGGCATTCTGCGTCTGGCACAGTTGGCAGCCACAATTTCTTTGTCGTGCTTTAAGAGCCGCTGGACCATGTCCTGTGGAAACGTCATGTCCGAGTCAATGAAAAGGATGTGTGTGCAGCCTTCTCGCATTGCATCCAAGCAAAGGTCAGCCCTTTGGTTTTGGATAATCGTGCCTTGCATCAATTTCAGACTGATAGCGTCTGTCGTGTTGAGTGTGTGATAAGCCACCATATTCACCATGCAATATGTGTAATTTGTGTGGACCTGATCACGGGCCGGTGTGCAGACTGCAATGTAATTCATACTTGTCCAGGTCTAGTTCTAAAGAATTGATTTTCGCTTGAGTTTAACCAGCGCTTCATGTACTCCTGGTCATCGATCTTGCCCTCGGCCTTCATCTTGTAATAAAGGGATTCTGGGATGGATGCCACCAAGTGCCACTCACCGTTCCAGTTGGCCTTGCCGTCAACAGCGTTGTAGATGGCCTTGTTGGCCTCAATAACCGCCGTCACATCTTGTTCTGTTTGGATCGTCACATCGCCAGTTTCT